GGCGCCGCCGCGGTCGTTGACCGTGAAGGTCGTGCCGTCAAGACTTGTGCCGGTGTCACGGACGGTAATTTTCGTACCGAACGGCACAGACGGCGGTGCGGCGCAGGTTTTCTTGCTCGGGTCGAGCCTGTTGCCCTGTGCATCCAGATAACCGCCCTCCAGCGCATTGTTAGCCGGATAGTAGGCGGTAAACAGCGCCTTGACAATGGTGCCGCCCGAGCCGCCGTCACTGCCGCCGGACAGATCCGGCAGGCCGAACACCTGCACCTTGTCCGTGCTGGCGGCCTTGATGGCTGCCGCGTCAGTCTTGCCCTCGGCGGCGGCTCGCACCTGCTCGAGCGCCGTGATTTCCAGCGCCATCGTGTGCCCTGCACCGCCGTAGTGATGCTCCACGCGCGTAACGCGGAAGTTGCCCTTGATGCCGAACGCGGGCGAGTTAAATCTCAGTACCACGCCGCTTGTCACCTCATCACAGCCCCAAATCTCCGAGATAGAGCGGGTCTGCCCTACCTTGTCGGCGTTTTTCAGCAAGTTTTTGACCATCTGGCCGAGCACAGCCGTGCCGGGGTTTTCCGTGACCGTTTCGATATGCTGCATAAAGCCATAGCGCTTGATAGACGCCGCGTTGCTGGCCTGTGCGCCGATGTACGCCTTGCCGTCGTCCTCGGCGGCAATGACAACAGCGTTGTAGGTGTCCTGGGTGCTGTCCTCGCCGCTCACCTGCCCGAGCGCCCATGTAATGTCGAACGCTGCGATGTTGGCGGCCGGCTTGTGGTACGCCTTGATTGGCGCGGTCGGCAGTGCCTCGACCTGCAGGCCGCTGTCGTCCACGCGGTGGCGGTACTGCTTGCCGGTCGCAGACGTGCAGGTGTCCAGCACATCGCTGATAATGTCAGCGGGCGTACTGCCGGTCCACAGCTGCGTGATCTTGGTCGGCAGGCTGCACACCTTGCCGACCGTTACGCCCGCCTTGGCACACGCCTTGCGGATGACCTGATCGGCGGCAAGGTTGTTGACCTGCAGCACGATCTCTGACTTATTCAGATACCAGCCGCGGTCATAAGCGGTAACACCGCCGTCCAGCGTCACCGTGATAATGATGCCGGAAAAGACCGTTTTGCCCTGATTGGTCACGCGCACCTTATCGCCCGGCGCGAGCGCCAGCTTGGGCGTGTACTTGTCCCACGGCGAGATAAACGTCTTAAACGTCAGCTCTGCCGCCAGCGTGTCGAGGTCGTCCGTCAGCGTCATGTCACTCGCAAATGCGGTGATATCGCGCGGCTGTGCGCCGTCGCGGTACAAAATCAGCTTGTGATCATCGACATATCCTGCCGCCATCGGCGCACCTCCTCATTTGATAAATCTGTATTCTGTGACGGCAATGCTGTACTCCAGATCGCCGTTTTTTCGCACGGTGACGTCAAAGCTGTCCACCGTCACCGGCATGTTAAGCCGTGCCGCACCCTTGCTGTCGAGCACGATCAGCCGGAACGGCACCTTCTTGTCACGCCATCGGCTCAGAAAATCGACATACGCCCAACCATCTGCAGATGCCTCGGACGGCATGAACGAGTACCGGCGTACCGGCAGCAGCGCCGTCCACTCCATGTGCCGCAGACCGAGCGTACCGATGCGGCGATAGTCTCGGCTCAACCCCTCGTAGGTCTCGTGGTGCTGCTCCGGCTGCGGAATTGGGAAATCCGGCGGACAGTGCGGCAGCGTCCAAACCTCCTCGTTGTTGTTCACGCTGAAAATAATCTTGTACACTTACCGCACCTCCTTATGTGTTGCCGAGCGCCGCAAGCACCTTGCGGCCGACGTACTCGCCGACCTGCTCGGTATACTCACGGTTGCCGATCACGTTGCCCTGGATGTTGACGTTGACCGTCACACTCCGACCGCCCGCCGCCTTGACGCTCACATCATGCGGGATGATCTGCGTGCCGCTCGGCAGGTTCATGATTTCGCCGCCGCGCTCGTTGACGCGGGTGTAGCCGCCGCGCCAGTAGGGCGTACCGGTTGCCTTGCCGAGTCCCGGCAGGCTCAGCAGGCTGCTGGGTGTCGGCTTGGGCACTGTCGTAGTGGTCGAGGTCGTGGTCTTGACCGGACCGGCCGTGGTTGTCGTTTTGCTGTTGGTCTTGGTCTGGGTCGTACCTGTGGACGTGCCCGAGCGATTGCCCGTTGTGGCATTGTCTACCCACTCGATAGCGTCGCCCAGGACACCCTTTGCGCCCTTGTACAAACTGCCCAGGATGGGGATGCTCTCGTTCTTGTCGTTGAGCCACGACAGCTTGTCTCCGACCCATTCCAGAGCCGTCTTAGCGGCATTTTTGACCTTGTTGAACGCACCGGAAAAGGCAGTGCCAATGCGAATGCTGACGTCCTTAAACTTGTTCCAAAGGCTCTGCGCACCGGCCTTGATGGTGTCCCAGTTTTTGTACAGCAGCACACCGACCGCAATCAGTGCCTCGATAGCAAGGATAACTGCACCGATCGGGTTTGCCGCCATTGCAGTGTTAAGTCCGGTCTGCGCAACTGTCGCTGTGCCGGTGGCGGCAGCCTGACCGCCCAGTACACCGGTCATGGTCAGCACCGTCTTGATGATACCGCCGATATTGCCTACGCAGTCGGCCAGTCCATTGTTAAAATCCAGCACCTTTTTGACAGCCCATGCAGCGGCCAGACCTTTCAGCACGTTTACTAGCGTATCGCTGTGGTCCTTGCACCATTTCAGCGCGTCACCGGCCTTTTGCAGCATATCGCCTGCCTTCTGGGCGCCGAGCTGAACACCGTTTACCAGCAGATCCGCCAGCCGTTCCAGACCGCCTCCGGCAATCCATCTGTCGAGCTTTGCCATCAGCGTGTCCAGCTTGCCGTTAAGCCAGTCCATTGGTGACGTGTTGAACGCCTTGGAAAAATGCGAGCCGACAACATCCAGCGCCTTAGACGCACGACCGGCCAGCTCCGAGCCGACCTTGCCTGCAAAGCCTTTGACGGTGGCCTTGAGCGTGTCCACCTTATCGTTGAGGGCATTCGCACTGTCCAGCGTATCCTGCGAGAGGATAACGCCGGCCTTCTCGGCCTTGCCGGCCAGCTCCTGCAGGGCGGCACCGCCGTCATCGACGATACCGGCAAGGCTGTCCGCACTTTTGCCAAACAGGGTCATTGCCAGCGTGTCGCGCTCGGTCTCGTTCTGCACTTTGGACAGCGCGGTCAAGGTCTCGTAAAAGACCGTCGTGCTGTTACGCAGATGACCGTTGCTGTCCTTGACCTTAATGCCGAGCTGATCCCATGCCGCAATCGTTGTCTTGCTGGTCGAGATCATGTTCTTCTTCATCTTTGCGGCAGACTTGACGATATCGTCAATCGACACGTCGATCAGGTCCGAGGCATACTGCCATTTCTGGATGTCTGCTGTCGAAAAGCCGCTCTGCTTTGCCAGAGTGTTAAGGTCATCGGCGGCGAGTGCGCTTTTGAGCGTCAGCGCCGACAGACCGGTTGCCACGGCAGTTGTACCGGCAACGATTGCCGCACCGGCTTTCTTGGCGTAGTCCTTCAAGGCTGCGACCGACTTATTCTTAAACGCCACCACGCTGCGCGTAGCGGAGATCATGCTGCTGTCGATTGCCTTGCCGGACTTTTTCGCGTTCTGGGCGGCCTTGACTAAACCGCCGGACATATTATCCCGCACCGTCAGGACGGTGTTGATAACCTTATTTTTAGCCACTATTCCGTCCCTCCTCCGGTGCGTATGCGCGGCAGACGCCTGCCGCAATCAGGTTTATCATATCCTCGTACCAGCGCGCCCGCCCGACTCGCAGCACCGCACGGTCTGCGTAGCTCATCTGCCGGATTTGCTCCGGCGTGATGCCTCGCGCCGCGTAAAATGCTGCAAGGTCGAGCACCGGGTCGCGCTCAATCAGTTTTTTGCCGGGTCCTCATCCTCGTCACCGGGAATCAGACCGAGCCACGCAAACAGGGATGCCGCCAGCGTATTGACCTCTCGGACATCCATCAGCACCCAGATCACGTCGTACGGGTCGGTCACGCCGAGCGCGGTGTGCAGCTCCGTGTCCTGCAATGCCGGACAGCAGTCGTAGATCAGCTGCGCACCGACGTCCAGCATCTGCGACGGATGGTCGCGTGCCGCCAGAAAAGCCTCATAAGCGTCCAGCTGGGCAGTATGCCCGAGCTTGACAAAATCAAGCAGCTGACCGCCGACCTCGAACTGCTTCGCCTTGGTCTTGTCAGCCTTGCGCTGCTCGGCCTTTGCCGCCAGCGCGTCCAGTAACTTCTTGTCCATGCTTTACTCCTTAATGGTTTCCAGAACGGAGAAGTGACCGAATTTGAACGGCACCTCTTCCTCGACCTTTGCTTTCTTCTCGAACTTCGCCAGATAAAATTCATCAATCGTCACATCGGACAGCGACACGCGCTCTACCTTGTTGGTGCCCTTCTGGGCCAGTGCGGTGATGATGGTCACCGTCGGCATTTCGCCGGACTGGTAGGCATCCGCCATCATCT